CACCGGCATAATCATCTTTAACATCCGTACTTGTTACGTGTAACCAATTGCGCCCAAATAAAGGTTGCTCAATTGTTGCTGTCGTAGACGGTGAAAATAAATAAGCTGGATCAACAATACCGTTACTGAAGTTACCGTTTTTAATTAAACTAGTTTCGCCAAACACAAATGATGATATATCACCTTTGTTTTTGTCACTCAACCCAACTGCTTGGTAAATGCCAGCATCTTTCCATTCCCCTTTTGACCAAATATATTTGTGCCCATTATCTACTGTTACAAAAACACCTAACCTGCCGTTTGGATATTTATTTTTTAAATCATTTAAATTCTCGAATGCTTCTGGAATAAGACTCATGTAAGCTAACTTTTCATTAAAAGAAGCGTTAATGGCATCAGATTCATTATCAATACGTTCTTTTAGCGAACTATAAGATTTACCTAAACGACTAATACGAGCATTAGCGACTTCTGTTGCAGTCTCACGTCCCTCATTTAAGGCAGTTTCCCCATTTCGTTGGTCTTTATCAATGCGCCCTTTTAACGTTTGAAATGATTCACCATTGGCATCAATTCGAGCTTGTGTGACTTCATTTTTATCTTGCGCATTAACGTCACCAAGTAATTTTTCAATCTGTTTATCCGTTAAATCAGATTGTGAATCAAGACCTTGCTGAATTTTTTTGAAATTATCATCTAATTGATCTCGAATAACCTGTCCTAAACTTGTGTTTAAATTAGTGACTAATCTGTCCATTATTGTTTTACCTCGTTTGCTATCAAATTTTTATTTTCGTCTACTGAAACAATATATTGTTTTCCGTTTGATGCTAATATCAGTTGACCATTAACGTTTATGTTGTTTGTGTAAGTTTTATTACCCCCAATAGTTTCATCTTCCTGATTAGTAGAAGCGACCAACTTGGTACCGTTGATCAGTAACTCACCGTCATCACTAAAGCTCAAATCATACTTAGATCCATCTGGTGTATCAAAAACGATGTGAGGTAACACTAAATCTTCAAAATCAGATGGTTCAAAGTGAAACCCATCAGGTTTGATTAATAATCGCAAAGTATCTGACGTCCCATCTGGCATAACGCCAACGCCGAAATTACCGATGCCTGTTTTTCCTTTTGTAATTATTGGTCTACTCATCTACATCATTACCCCCATATTCGTACCAAACCCCATCTTTTGAGATAATATTCAACTTTGTATTTGCATTTTCAATTGCCTTAGCCAATGCAGCGCTATTTTGTTTAGCGATATTCAACTGGCGTTTATTACTCTTTTGATAATCTAATATCGTCTTAGAATTGCTGTTCAATGTAACAGTTGGATTCTGACTTTTATCTAATGGATAGTAGCTATAAGCCAACACCATCACATCAGTCACAAAGCCTGTATCTAAGATTTCTAACCGTCTCATTTCGCCTGCAATCGGCACATCACTATCCAAATAATCAAGAGTGATTGAGATTGATGGTTCAGTGACCAACTGTGCTTTTGCTGCTTTATCCGCTGCATTCACATCCGTAAAACGATCATCACTAAAATCACCGCCGTCCCAAACACCATATTCACTAATTGACGTCTCATCTTTCACAACGTGTGGTTGCCAATAAGAACTGCCGTCATCTTTTTGCGCACTAACCACTGTTAATTGATTAACTAAGTTCGTTGAATCATAAGTCAAAGTCATGTTGTCAGAGTTGTGACCATAGCCTAGTCGATTGCCTAAATTCTTAGAAAAAGTCGCCTTATCATACACAACAATTTTCTTATTATCTGGAAAAATAAATGCATCTGGCCAAGTTGATATAATCTGACTCAAACCATCAAAAGCATTGCTACCACCCAGATCACTAATTTGTTGTTTAGTAAACGTTCCTTTCACTTCATACGAATAGCCAAACTGATTGTTGGCAAAATAAAAAGACAGCACATCATTAACTGAATAAGTTAATGTGCCATCTTTCTTTTTGTGTTGAAATATTTTTCGACTATCCATGTAAATGTGAGTTGCTGTAATAGCAACGGTGGCATAACCACCTGAATAATTAGGAACATTTGACTTAATAACAAACTGTTGCCCTTTAAAAGTCACGATATTTTCAGCTGTTAATAAGGCGTATGCCACGCTTTTGTCATCATATGCAGTGAACGTTATTTGATACTGACTATTATTTTCCCAGCTGACATTGAATGTTGAATTGATTATTGATTGAAGCGGTTCTTGAAGGGTGCCGTCTCGCTTCATTACCGTTATCACTTCATTAGTCAATATAAATGAAAGGAAAACTAAAAGTGGTTTCGTGACTGGTAGCACCCGATACCATGATGTCATTCCACCCTTTTTCTAGTTTTAAATACCCAAAATCACTATTAAGTGAATCTGATTGACCGTTCAATGTAGTAGCTAGTCCATTTAAAATTAGATTATCACTACTTTTAATTGCTTTATTATATTTATAACTCGTGCCATTCGTTTTATTCGTAATCTGATAAGAATTGCCAGAAAATTTAATCAACAGCGCCAAATCATGGTGTTGATAATATGGATCAATCGCAATATCGCTAGGGTTATAAATCTTGAAATTAGTAGCTGTATGCTTATAAACAGGCGTATCAGTCAATTCAAAGTTCATTCCAAACGAAACAGTTTCTGAATCAATCGCATCACTACGTGCTCTTGAATATTTATAACCCGATGGAATTTCAAACTGAATAGAAAATAGCGAATCAACACTGCCATCATTAACAAATTTAATATCAAATGAAACCGGACGACCAAACATAACTTTTTGTAGATCAACGTTAGTTCTAATTCTCACCATTCCTCTGTCGCCAAATAATTGATATATCGCATGACGTGTTAGTTTCTGATCGTAATAATCATGTGATCGCATTATAAAATTTGCAGTGAATATCAATTTTCCAAAAGTCGTTTTGATAAACGTACTTCCATCATTTATGTTGTCTTGATATGAATTGTTGAATTCAGGTGTTGAATCGCCGCCCAAATATTTAACGTCTGGTAGAACGTCAGTTATATCAATTTCATCTTGCCCTTTTAACTTGATTAAAAACGTTGGTTTAATGATTTTCACCTCCTTAAATTAATGATTGATAACCACGAATATTAGCATCATTGGCTTGTGTTTTATAAAGTTCATTCTTATCAATAACAGCTTGAACTACTTGATTGCCTTGACCAGAAACTAGTTTTGATAGCAATTCAATCATGTTATCCAACTTTTTTTCTAACTTTGAAACATCAGTTTTGACTGGTTCGATTGTATTGTTTTTCTTACCATTAATACGCAAACTAGCTTCATCCAATAATTGGTTAGCTCGTACATTATCTCCTGCTAGTGGAATAATCATTTCTGGCTTATTCTTTTCAGCAATCTCATATAAACCGTGAGTGCTTACTAATCCGCCACGCTCATATCCTTGACCATGACCCAACCATGAAAGGCTTGATCCATAACGTTTTTTTGCGTAATTCAAACCAGCTAGAAGTGAATCATAACCGTTCCAAATGTTCTTGTGTCCTTTAAACGCATTAGCATTAAAAGTATCACGTTTAACCTGCATCAATCCCATAGCTGGACCTGAACCGTCACCATCAGGGTCTCCATGTTGACTAGCACGTGGATTACCACCTGATTCGGTAGATATTTGCGTTAATATTTTATTAATCATACTGTCTGATGTTGATAGCCCATTGGCTCTCAAGGCATCTTCAACTTGTGAACGCCAACGCCTTACACCGGTACCAGCAGGTGCTTGTTGACCACTACCACCCGTTCCATCTTCATTAAGTGGTGCAATAAACTTTTGAATCCATTTAAGCATGCCGCCTGTTTGTTTCTTGATTAGCTTTTCTAGTCCTGAATTAGCTTTAACGCTATCGCCGTCCTTGCTTTTTGGTCTGACACCAAAATCTAAGAAAGTTGTTGCGCCGCTGGCTGGCCGTCCTGAATATTGGTGATACTTCCCATTGTTATTGAAGTTATATTCTTCACCAGAAATTGTGTCGCCTTGTACGCCATTAACCATAGACACGTGATTACCATAAGCTGAACCCGCTGCATATACCGCAACGTCTCCGGGCTTTGGTTTTGAACTATGTGGCACTCGTGCATTAACCCAATCTCGTCCATTTCCTAAGAAACTAAACTTACTTGCCGAAACACCTAAATTAGATAAACGACTAGCAACGAAAGAAACACATTCTCGGAAAAAGTATCCCCATGGATCTCCGCTCGGCATACCCTCGTCTTTAGCTTTGTTCTTAAATTGGTAATCATCTCCCAAATTACCTGCACTTGCTCCTACTGCTGAAGCATCGTTAGCCATTGACCAAAGTGTCTTCCACCAGTTTTTGGCTTGAGACTTAGGCTTCTTAAACATTGCTGTTCCAAAGCTATCAAACATACCAGCTAGTCCCTTAGCACTCGGGTTAAACTTATCCTGCAATGTCTTAACTGGGTGCGCCACGGCGTTTGTAATGAACTTAAACATTTCAGTGAACTTCTTAACACCGTTCTTCATACCGTTCCAAACGTTGCCAGCAACCTTAGTTACGCCACCAAATACACCAGACCAGAAACCTGTTCCTGACTTGAATGGCATAGCTTTCATACCTAACATCATAGCTGTTTCGCTTGCATTTAAGACTTCTGTTCCGGGTGCTAATATACGCTTAGTATTGCGTCCTTGTACTAGCTCCATAGCCCCATTAGGGTGGATTAGCGTTTCTTGATTACCAGTTTCAGGTGAATCATTACCATCATTCAATAATGCTAGTGTTGGCTTTGTAATCGCCTTACGCACGTTGCTAAACATTCCAGTACCAGTTGCAAATTTTTTAACACTTGGTATCTTGCTAATAGCATGCTTAGGACCACCGAAGTCATGGATCAAACCATTAATACCTGAAATACCTGCGTTAGGTATCTTAATAACGGCATTAATTCCGTCTCGAGCTAAGTCTTTCATGCCTTGCCACATGTCGCTAAACCCATTTTTGATGCCAGTCCATGTATTAGAAAAAGCATCATGTATCTTGCTTAATACACCGTCAAAAGTGTTTTTTAACGACCAGATAGCATCATGCCCAAATTTCTTCATACCTTTCCAGGTGTTGCTAAAGAATGAACTAATTTTATTCCAACCTTTGTGCCAGATTTTGTAAACGAAGTCCATTGCATCATCAATTGCATTTCTTAACCAACTAAGTATTGGTTTTAAAAATTTCTTAATTCCATTCCAAATGTTACTAAACGTTTTTGAAACAGATTTCCATGCTTTCGACCATAGCTTAATATAGGCATTCAATGATGACACAAGTGTCTTTTTAATCGTGTTCAAAACATTAGATAACGTCTTTTTAATTGCTTTCCAAACCTTGTTGAAAAAGTTTGATATTGATTTCCAAACTTTATTCCAAGTTTTAGTGATGAAACCAAGAACAGTTGTAAGATTCTTCTTGACCTGATTGAGGTACATCTTAAAAGCTTTTGAAATCAGCTTCCATGTTGTAACAAAGAACTTAGAGATTGCATCCCAAGCTGACGTCCATACCTTTTGTACGGGTGTCCAAATGGCTTTAAGGAACTTTGTAAGCCCATTCCATGCGGATTTAATCCATTTAATCAAAGCATTAAAAATATTTTGCAGTGGCTTCACTAATGGTTTAGTGATAATCATGGCAATACCAACAGGAATGGCTAATGCAATAATCATTGCTCGACCAAATCCCTTAGCAATTTTAATTGCCAACTTTAAGAATGCATCCCAGCCCTTTTTGAAGCCCTTGGCTAATCCTTTAAACCAATCTGTAATTGCATTAACACCACTGCCAATTGACTTACCAATACCTTTAAAAAAGCTAGCGACATTTTTAACAAGCTTGTTGATGTTATCTCGGAACTTATCGTTATGCTTGTAAATTAAAGCAAATGCACCAGCAAATGGATTAACGATCAGCAGTAGCAACTCTTTCCAATCATTCTTAATAAATTTAATAACTTTTTTAAAGAAGTCAGAGATTGTTTTCCATGCTTCTCCAAACCACTTACCAATACCTTTTACAAAATCAACAACTGCATCAATTGCCTTTCCAAACCATTTGGCAAAATCTTTTGCAAAGTCGGCAACTGCTTTTGCTAAACCATTGACAAAATCTCTAAAAGTTTTGTTGTGCTTATACAACGCAACCAGTCCAGCAATAACAGTTGTAATTGCCGTTATCCAAATGGTCCACGGATTGGCTTTCATAAGCAACATCAATGGCTTTAACGTGGTATAAATCCCCTTCACTGAATTTATTACCTTAGACCCAAATTTAATAGCTAGGATTGAAGAGAGAATCCCAACGATCATTTTGCCGTGATTTGCGATCAAATCAATAACTGGAGTGAGGGCTTTCATGATTCCAGGCATAGCTTTAATAGCTGATTTTAACAAGCTATTTATCGCTTTTTGCATGGGTTTTAAAGCATCCTTAAACTTTTCTGTTTGACCAGCACTCATTGCTAATGATTGTGTAGAGGCTTCTGCTGAACGTTTAAGTAATTCTAAAGGGTTGGACTCTTTAAGTTGATCGGCTGTTTCCTTAGCAGCGCCTTTAACATCTTTAAAAGCCCAATTTGTCTTTCCTAAAGAACCAATAACCTTTAATGAATTATCTTCTCCAAGCGCTGACCACAAATTAGAAGCAATAGTTGCTTCCTTCTGTTTGTCGGTCATTTCACCCATTTCACTAGTGATTTGTTTAAACATATCACCTGCGGTTACTTTGCCGTCCTTATATCCCTTGAACATATCTTGAGACTTCTTTGAAAATGAGGTTATGGCTTCATCCATTCGACCATCATTTAAGCTAATTTGGAACTCCTTTGTGAAGTCCAATAACTTATCACCATTATAAGCACCTGATTTAACACCGTTATCAATTAGTGCCATTGAATCACTAATTGATATACCCATCTGACCCAATACTTGTGAGTATTCAGCCATATTGTCAGAAATGTCACCAGATTGGTCATCACCCATCTTTTGTAAAACTGTCATGTTATCAAAATATTCTTGATAAGAAATATTCCAATTACGTGTTGCTTTATCAGCACCATTTAATACTTCTTGGACATCAGCACCTGACATTTTTGCATAGGTTGATACTAATTTTGTATTTTCGGCAAGCTCTTTTGTGAAAAATTCAGGATGTGATTGTTCAATTTTCGTATAAACTTCTTGCAATTCATCAATACTTTCACCATATCCAGCAGTGTAAAGTTTATTAATTGCCAATATACTTTCTTTTGAGCGCTTGTATCCCAATGTGGTTGTAGCTTGCATCTCATTTACACGAGATTGTGCATCATAAATGGATTTAACACCCTTGGCAACGCCAGCTAATACTGCTCCAGCACTTGCACCCATTGCTATCAAACCAGCCTTAGACTTGCTGATTTTGCCTGTAAAGCGTTCCATTTTTGAGCCTGCTTCTTCAGCACCGTTGTTTTTACCCAACTTGCCTTGTTCGCCGTCCAGTTCACTCAACGAGTTTTTGTTTTTAGCAATTGAAGTCGCTGTTTTATCCAGCGCTATTTTTTGTTTGCTAATTGAATCAGCACTTGCTTCTCCTGAATTAGAAAGTTTTTCAAGCTCTTTTGATTGCGCTTCATACAACTTAGATTGCTTGTCTAACGTACGTGAAAGCCCCTCTTTTTGAGCTTTAAGCGCCTCTTCTTCTTTACCTTCTGCTTTTAAGCGGTCAACGTAAGCATCAGTCTCTTTAATAGAGTTCTGTATTTCTTTGTTAAGCCCAGCAATTCCTGATTCTTGCATTTCATAGGCACGCTTGGCTTGCTCTTGTTGCCTCGTCATTGATGCCAATTGACGTTCAGCAGTCGTTATTTGCGTAGCGTACTTCTGATAAGTTTGTTCACCAGCTTCCGTACTGCGATTTACTTCTGATTGCTCTTTTCGTAACTTCTGAAGCACGTTTTCTTGATTAGAAACTGATTGCGTAAGTCCTTTGTACTTAGCTTCAGAAGCGCCGACAGCGTCTCCAGACTGTTTCATCTGGGACTCCATAACTTTCCACTCGTTCGTACTATCTTTAACAGCTGACTTCAATTTGTTA